GATAAAATCGATATTACAGAATTTGGTGAATTATTTAATGTTGCAGTAGGTGTTGAATAATATAAACCTGGATCTTCAACCACGATTCTGCGAATTTGACCATCAACAGGTAAAGTTGTCAATGTAAGTACGGCATTTCCAATATTTGCTGTTGCAGTTGGTGTTCCTGTGTATAAGCCATTAGCAAACATTACGACACCGTTGATAAGTCCGGTAGATGTAACATAAATTCGTGCGTTCGCCGCTATGTTATCAGTTCCACCTCCAGAAAAATTAACAAATCCATTTACTCCATGGGCGTTTGAATTTGCGGTGATTGAAACTATTTGTCTTGTATTGGATGGGAAAGTTTCAACTCTAATCAAAGCACCACGTGAAGGATTTCCACCAGAAAGTGTAAAGACGCCGTTTGGATGGCCATTACCTTTGTTTGAAACTCCAATTGTCAGTGAAACGTTTGATAGGCTGTTTGTTGTAGCATCATATACTTGATTGTTTTCATAGAATCTTAGACCACCAATATTTGCAGTCAAAGTGGCATTTGCCCAATAAGCGCCGTTTGTTCTGACTTCAACATTTTCTACATAACCGCTTGTGTTTACATAAATTCTTGCGTTTGCCGCTATGTACGCTGGACCAACATCACTATAGATTGTAACAAAACTATTTACGGCTCTGGCACCAGCATTTGCTGTAATTGTTCTAACACCTGTGGCAACCACAGCAGTAGCAATAACAACGTTTGAGTTTGTGTTCAATGAAACAGTTGGATTAGATTCGTATAATCCAGAATCATTTACCACAAAAGTATTAATTGCGGTATTTGGATGAACAATGACTCTTACGTTAGCCTGTCGCAGTGGTGATCCACCTACAAACTCCAACCACCCATTCGAATAACCTTGACCGGGATTTGTCATCACAAGACTGTTTGCATATACAACACGGTGTGGATTATTGTTTGGTAGTGCAATTGGCTTCGAAGCGTATAAACCACCACTCACAAATGAGATTGAACGAATTGATCCGTTGGAAGGATATACTTCAACGTTTGCAACAGCAGCAATAGCTTCGTCAGTTCCTCTAAAAACTATGGAACCATTATCATAACCTGACCCCGGATAAGTTACACTTATTGAAGTGACTTGTCCACCACCATTCGAGAACACAAGGTAACCATTTGAATATCCAGAACCCGCATTTGCAATCACTAAATTGGAAACGTTTGAAGAAGTAATTATTTTAGTATTACTTAAAACAGCACTAATTTTTCTCATTTCACCACTAACGGCGATTGAAGAACCAATCGATAGAATACCGTTTAAATTGGCTACATTAAATTTGGTATTATTTCCAGTGACAACAACACTTCCGTTTCCTACATTAACTCTACCAGAAATTGTTTTTTCTACTATCGTTTCTTCAACGGCAACGTCATCAAGTTCAACAACATGTTCTTTGTTAAAGACCGCATAATTAACAAGTCCAACTGGATGTATTAATCGCTTTAGTAAAGTTTTATATTTGCTAAATTCAATCTGTGAAGATATAACATAAGAATAATCAACGTAATAATCCTCACCTTGAATCTTTCTTTCAAATGATGAGATGATAGAATCTGAAGTTGTCCAACGACCAGGCGTTGAAATAAATGAGCGTTCAATTTCGGCGGTTGCAGTAGCACTACCATCACCACCGGAAATACTTACTTTAGGAATGTATTCATATCCAGCACCAGGATCAATTAGTTTAATTGATGTAATTTGACCATTAGCTGAAAAACCTGTTGCCTCTAATCTTTCACCATCTCCGTTTAGTGAATCAATTTGCACATTGGCACCGGAACCAGTGGAAGAAAATACCGTGATTTTTGGAAAATTGTTTTGAGTGTAACCATATCCACCAAGAGGCCAACGATTATAAACGCCAACTCTTCTATCAAGCGATGTATAAGTCCATTCGTTGCCTAATCCTATTAGTGCAAGAGTGTCATTTGTAATTGAGTCTACCGTTCTTATTTGAGTATTGATTTCAACTTTATCACCGACTTTTAAATCTTGTGTGAAAAAAGTTCCTGTTCCGTTAATTTCATTGCAAGAAGAATTAACAGAAGCAGTTCCACGAATTCGACTGTTTGCGGAGTCAACTCTAACAATTGCCCCAGTCGCATTGACAGAAGCAACAATGGCTGCCGCATGTTGACCATATGTACCTAAAGGATTAGAACCAAATACGACTTCATCACCAACGATATAGTTTTGACCACCATTGTTGACCTTATATCGACCAATTGATTTTAAACTTTTAGAATAACGGAAACGTGCTGTTGGTCCATATTCAGCACCAGCAGCATCAAATACAATCTGAGATTTTTCAGTTAAAGGTATTGCTGTTGCAACGACATTAACGCTGGTAATTGGTCCGACTTGAAGTCTGAGATAATTGAGAGCATCAGAAATTGTGTTTGCTGCACTTATGTTTGGCTTTGCAAAAACTGCACCAAAATTTGAACTGTTTACATAAACAGTACCATCAACATTTAAACTAAGATTTGAAACTAAATCAGGAGAAATTAACAGCGTATTTGCAGCGTTTGCTCCAGAGGTATCAATACCATCAACAACCACCGTCATTGTTGTAAGTGGATTATTACCAGAAACAGAAATTGGAGAAAGCAAACTGAAAACAGCACCGCCGTGGTGTACGTTTACAACATCAATCAAAGCAGATTTAACACTCTCAACAATACCAAAAGCATTTGAAGATGCATTTCCACCAACAGCAGAAACAATTTCTCCTACGCTGTAATTATTTCCTGAGTTGATAATATTAAATCTTTTAACAATTGAAAACGTTGAGGCACGAATATCAATTGAAATACCATTAGTTTCATCATTAATTGGTATTGAGATGACTTCACCATTTAAAAAATCACCTTTAATTGTGTCCAAGTTAATGAAGAGTTCAATAGGCAGACCTAAGTTTAAGGTATCTGCTACCGTTCTTCTAACAGTTTTTTCAATAATTGCGGAAGCGCCAGAAGATATGCCTGTGACTTTACGATTTTCAATTAGAGAGATGTCGAAATTATCGTATAGAGCAGTAACGATTGAATTATTCGCCGGTGCATTAACAAACTTTAACTGTCTGTATTCTTTGTTGATAAAAAAGTCTACATCAGCTAGTTTTAAAACACCATCAACAAAAACAGTCACTTCGTTTTTGTCAACTTTTTGAGCAAAATAAAAGGTTTTGTTTGTGCCATTACCAACGTATCGACTTGATACGTCAGGGTTAATTCTGAGTTTGTTATCTATTTGCCATTTACTTGCTGAAGCACGAAGAACGTTATTTTTTGGTAAAATGATATCAACATCTTCACCAAAAATAAGTTGAAATAGAAGTTTAAAAGAACCCTCAGATCCCTTTGCCTTATATAAATTTGCAATGTGTTTAAAAAGAAGTGCTTTGTTCGATTGCACTTCCAAAGGTATCAAAGATGCGTATGTGTTATAGAAATTCTTTTCAAATCTTTCTAAAGAGTCATCAACATCTCTGACATTTCTTAAAGTTTTTGCGGTCGTAACTAGATTATTGGAAGTAATAGCGGTGTTGGCCTGAGTTTCCAAAAACTCATAGTACGCTTCCAGAAAAGTGATGAATTTAGGATATTCATCACGAACAAATTCTGGTACTTGACGGCTAACAAGTAGCGATGTTTTTAAATCTACTGACATTATACAGTTTCTAGTGTTGTGCTAATTGAAATGGGATCGGTTTCATCAATAGTTATGATGGTGTCTTTTGATGTACTTATAATTCCTTTTTCAGACTCAATTGAAACTCTAATATCACCGTCAGGAGATTCCACACCTTTAATAAGAATATCCTTTATGGTAACTATACCAGAATCGTAATCAATTTCACCTGCGTTTTCATCAACAACTTGTCTTTGAGATAATGCATCATAATAAACAGTTCGTACTGTTCCAATACGGCCATCAATTACCGCTGATGCTGTACCACCAGAGCCACCACCTCCTGTTATGGTAACTATAGCACGTGTATAATCAATTCCTCTGTTTATCACTTCAATGCTTTGAATTTTACCATTAACAATTGTTGCCGAAGCATTCGCACCAGTACCATCACCCTCAATTGTTATTTTGGGTTGTGAAACATAGCCAGAGCCAGGATTTGTCACCTGAATTGCTGTAATTCCAGAAAATGATTGTGGAATCTCATCAAATTGAACTTCTCTATCAACTCCCTGTGAATCTGCAACGGTAAATTTTGTCGAAGATAATTTGTTTACAATTGTTCCTCTACGTAGAGGGGTATTAAATCTAATTGTATATGGCGTAGATGAATTCAAACTTGGAGTGAATCTTTTTTGTAAACGAACTGAAACACTAGAACCAATAATAGAATTTGTATCAACAGAATCAATCGTATCTTGAACTTTTGAAAGAATAAACTGTGAGCCAAATTTATCAAGATTGGTTGTTTTATAAGCCAAAATAGAATTTCTCACCGCTGTAATTAGTTGTTGTTCAGTTAAAATAGTTTTATTAGGATCATAAGTCACTAATGGTGAAACCAACAAGTACAAGAATTCGGGATCACGTATTACGGTTTGTATAGCAACAATTGCTTTTGGTTTAATTATTTCATCAATGATGCGTTGTTTTTCTGTGTCTGAAATATAATAGTTTTGTTTAGGTTTAAGAGAAATATAAACAACACCAAATTTAGGTGGAGATTCATCTTCACCACCCCAAACAGAAACCGAATCTACAGCAGGATAATTTTTTTGAATATAAGTTTCGTAGTCTTTGAATGTGACTAAACGATTTTGCGTTGTGAATTGTAAAGGCGCAGCAAATTTAATGTTATCCACAGACTCTCGTTCAGCACCACCGGCAGCTTCACTCACTGGATCGATTACAAAATCAGTTTGTGAGTTGCCTAAAGAATCTGCAAGAAGACCAGTCGCAACGAAATTGTTTGCTTTATTTGCAGCGGTGCCATTTGTGATTAAGTAGGTAATACCTACTGAAGCACCGTTAGGTAAACTTTTCCCAATTACATCGTCACCAAAATAGATAGCGTATCTTTCACCTCTATTTTCCTGCAAGTAAAATACTTTTGAAACGGTAGTTGCATCCGTGGCATCTGAAGCCAAAGTATAGATTTCATAATCAGTGTTTGAAACTGAATTGCGAACAGAGACAAACAAGGTAGATGTGTCAATATTTGTATCTGGAAGAGAAAATATTTGTTTTGGATTTGTTGTTTGGTCATAGACATAATTATATGTCACCAACTGACCTTCATATACCGGTAAATTTAAGAAAGTAAAATCTGTATTTGATTTAGTTACTTTGTTTTCTTCAAGAGTTACGAAGTTATAGCTAATGCCATCAATTTCATTTGATAGAAAAGAAAATCCTTTTGGTATAGTCAGTGTGCTATCATCAGTATTATCTGTATTTACAGTGAAGTTAATTGTGGCACGTGGTGCCTTTCTTGAATAAGGAACATATCCTAAAACTTTCGAATGTGAAATAACCGAGTCACGTAGAAGAGCAGTGTCCAAAAACGCTTCATTTGCCACCATATTCAAATAGTATGCATTATAATGCGTATTGTACGCTAAGATGTCCAGTAAAACACTTAGACCAGAACCCTCAAAATCATAGTCGGTAAACTCAGACTGTCCTTTTAAATAGGTCTTTAGATTCTGTTTAATTTGATCGAAGTCAAGTTCGGTAACTTGTAGTGGTTCAGCCATTTTATCTTATACGCTCTAAAAAGAAATTAATTGTAATTGGATTAGGCAAATTAACAATATAAAAAGTCATTGAAACTCTATAACCATTTTCATCTGGTGCTGGTATAGCGACAATTGATTCAACTGATACTCTAGGCTCATAGTTATTAATAACGTCAAATAAACGTCTTTCGATTGAAGCACCAAAAACGGAATCAACTGGCTCAAACAGTAAAGCACGAATTGCAGAACCTAACTCTGGTTGAAATGGTCTTTCATAAAAATTAGTTGAAACTAGGTTTTTTACAGAGTTAATAATCGCCTTTTCATTTAGGTGGCGACTGATATCCTTTTTGACAGGATGTACTGTAAAGTTTAAATCCAAGTCTTTATAAGACCTTTCGACTTGAATTTTTGGTTCGTTAGATGTGATTGTAGTTGACATCTTTTATTTATTCAACCTGCAAAAACGTTACCTGAGCCAGCGGCCACTGAAGTACATCCGGAGATAGCATCACCAACTCTGCCGGCACCTCTACCATTTACTTTAACCGTAGATGAACCAGAAGATATTGGTGCCGAATGTGGTGGACACGGTGAACCTGGCAATAAATGCACGGTGTTTACATCACCCTGTCTTGACCAGGGACGACCATTTACAAACACATTTCCAGAACCAACTGCTCTGACCATACCTGAGCAGTGTGCTACGTCTGAATCTCCTATTCTTGTTGCTGCTGGCATCTTAATCCTTAATTGTAGTATGATGATACAAAAGAACGAATACCTTCCAGATTATTCAAAATATCATGTGTTACTGTAAAAGTTTCTGGGTCACCAGTTTGAAAATTAACAGTAATCGTATAAGTTCTTGTTACAAAGCCTCTCTGATCTTGATTTAATTGATAAAAATCTTTATTAGGTGGTAAATTTGATATTCCTTTTACCACCTTTGGTGTTTCAATTAAATTGCTGCTTCCTCTTTCGATATATGTTAATAAATCTTCAAAAGCATCTTTGTAAGAGCCAACGATTGAAACCGAAGTAACTCCTGGAGTTATTACAATTGATGGCTCATTAGCATCTATTGTTGCACTTACCGAAGTAATAATTTCGGCGAAACTACCAGTCGCTTCAATTGTAACATTTATGGTACCAGGTCGTTGTGTATCAGTTATTGTTGTTGGCGAAATTGTTGCCATTAGTTTCTCTTTTCATCAGTTCCTTTAATTTTTCATTCCACAAACTCATTTCATCATGCTCATCATGTGTGTGGGGACCAGGTGGAATTTCAGGAATAAAACTAATAACATTATCAAATTTTTCTGGTATATCATCATAGTTATGATATTTTTTCAATTCACCATTTACAAGTATCACAAATTCGTGTGCCATTTTAGTTCAAGTCAATTCTTGGTGCAGTAAATTTCATGTTACCGCCAGAGTTTATCGTACATGTACCACCAATTTCTGCTTTAAAATTACCAGTTACATTTAGTGTAGCATTCTTCTTAACTGTTGCCGTCAAGTTTTCACCAATCGTTGCGGTAACATTCTTATCTACTTTGACATAAGCATTTTGTTTTACGTAAACTTCAGCATCACCTTGCACCGTTACAAAACATTTGCCCATGATATAAACACGGTCATTACCCATGACGATTTCATAATTATCTTTTGTAATCTTTTCCACCTTATCGCCAGCAGGAAACCATTCTTGAAATGAACCGTTTCGGTGTGCAAGTTGAATTCTTTCTTTACCAACGGTGTCATCAAATTCCATAACATGACCAGATTCAGTCTCAGTTACATTATTGTAAGGATATTTTGCAGCGTACTGTGTTGTTGGTTCTGTCCAAGTACCGTTTACTGTTGGTACAGATTTTACTACGTTGTCTTTACGTTCTTGTACAAACGTCTTTGACATATTCTCATCATTACGTGCCAAACGAGATGTTGTTGGCTCATCTAATATTCTTGGATAAGATTCAGCAGCAGATTTTTCTGTAATCTTAATACCTGTGCCATCAGTGCTGTAAGTTTTTGATGCTGGAGTTCGTGGTGAATTTTGTAGTTCAGAAGAAGTTCTTGCATCATTAAATCCGTTTTGACGATTAGCCGCAAACAGAGGTATACCAGGAAGAACACCTAAAACTACAGGCTGTTGTGCATTCTCACCGTCAAAGAAAAATCCAAACACCATATCACCTTCACGTGGTGGGTAAGTGTCTCTTGCATTCACAGGAAGTGAAGACTGTGCCCAAGGTAAATTATCAGTTGGTAATAAAGATTTATTATCTGTATGCCAACCAGCACAACGAACTTTGCAACGACCCAATTTTAATGGGTCGCTGATTTTTTCGACAACACCGACCCACCAAATAAAACCATTTTTACCGGCAAAATCTTTATTTTCAGTAGCTTCCATAAGTTTCTATCGCCTTGTTTTGCTCTGGTACACTTTGTGGTACAAAGTCTGTTTCGTTTGATGTAGTTGCAAGTTCTAAAACGGTTTCGTGCATATCATATTTAATAACGTGTCTTGCTGCAATGATTAAGTATTTACCACTCAATGAACGATCTTCGTTTTCTGAGCCTGTTTCTTTTTTCGAAAAATCTGGTACACGTACATTTAAATTAAACCCTGAGGTCAATTGAAAATTGCCAGGCATTACAAGTTTGATTCTCTTATTCATCAAATTGGCAAAAATTGCTTTACGAGCAAAGATAAAATCTTCTGTGGTTTCGACTTTTGAAATCGATGTTGGGTCGTATTTTTTAACATACGCACTGTTCTTTATATTGGCGCCAAAAATACTTAACACTTTTTTGGAGTCATATGCTTCAGTTGCTTTTTCACCACCACGGTTTCTTGATTGTGAAAAGTTAGCGGTGTCATTGCCATGGTCCATTGCATTATAGTGATCTTCAAATCCTATGCGTTTATTCTGTATTGTTCTGGTGATTGGGTCAAAACCAATAAATGTACCGGCAGCAACACCCTCTCTAGTAGTTTTTATTTTGTCCGACTGATTCACAACTTCAAAGTGTCTAGGACTTAACAAGTCTTGATTCGGTTTTGTCTCTTCTAGGTTTTTTGCTGGAAACTTAATCTTAAACAAGTAGTCAGAAGAAAGTAAATATGACAATGAAACAAAATTGAATCCTAAATTGTTCTCAAAGAAGATGTAGTTAGGTGACTTCTTTTGATCAATCGCACGTTTAGCACACCATTCTAAAGCATCAAGAGGTTTGAGGTTGGGTATTACCAAGTCACGTATACCTGTTGTGTCTTGAAAAACACCTCTTAATTTTTGTTCAGGTACTTTCAAATAACTGTTCAATACTTTCTTGACAACATCACTATATGTCGTTTTATAAGATTGATTTATTTTTTGTTGCTCAGAAAAAATAAACTCATCTGAAACAAACTCCAAGGTATATGTTTCGGAGTTTTGCTGTAGTGTGGCACGATTTGTTTGACGATATATTCTAAATGCTTTTTGTAATCGAAAAATTTCAGAGTCGGTATCTTTACCAATATTTACAAGAAGGACTTCAGAGCCATCAAATAAAAGTTTAGAAGATAGGCCAATCGCATCAACAATCACTACCGCACCTGTCATAACAGGAGATAGTAAAGAATCAAATATGTTTAATTCCTGAAACAACTTAGAGATATCCAACTTGCCAGTTTTAGTTATAAGGGCAAGTTCATTGATACTAAACTTCGACGGCGTTTCTGGTAGATTAACTGTTGACATTTTTATTCTTTAGAATTAATCACTCGTTTAAATTCGTCAAGCAAACCAGACTGAGAAACAATTTCGGATCTTAATAATCGAATTCTTCTTTTTGATTCATTCAAGTTTACCTCATAATCATAGTAAGATTCTGTTTCTTTACTTACCGTTTCTACTATAACTGTACCACTTTGAAGTGTTCTTGTAGAGTTTGATATAACAACATTTGCATATGTGTTTGCATCAAGTTCTATTTTCTCTTTAATTGTATTCCTTGTGGCATTGTTAGTAACTCTTGTGACCACTTTGTAATAAGACTTTGTATTAGACTGTGACCAAGCAAGACCGGTTTGTGGTGTAGTATTAGATGCACCATTCGCCGAGTATTTGTCATTAATAAATTTAACGATGGTTCTTTGATCGAGCGGCCAATCATACTGTGGGTCAATAATATCGTTGAACAACAAAACTACCCAATGTCTTTCGGGTGAGCCGTAATATTTGTTTGCAATTGTTTCGGGTGTATCGCCATCTTGAATATCATATGGATAGTAGATGTTTGAGTTTTCTTTTAGTTCTTTTTCGAAACCGAATCGTGCAATAATGTTTGTAATAAAATCGGCACTAGTTGATTTATTCGATAAAGAATATAAAGTTTTTGGAAAAAAATTAAAATACTTTGCCATAACTTATTTCTTTAATGTGTTATAAACGTCTTGTATTTTTGCACCAACGGACTGAGTTGACTTGTAACCTCCATCACCACGAACCATGCTCTTCTTCGTAAGAATAACAGTCTCTTTGAATTCAAGTGTTAGTTGAATAGCTGTCGGCATACCTGTACGACCTAAACGTGCGTCATTTTCACCAAACATTTCATATGCCGACCAACCATTTGGTGCGTAGTTGACTGACATGTTTGTGAGAACACAACGGCCTATACCTGGTAAGTTTGGATTTGGGCGGCCGCCGTAGTAAAAAGAAACTTCAAACTCTGATGGTGGAATTAAAAGAAGACCACCAGAGCCACCATCTAATTCCGGTGCTTGATGAAATCTTAAACGTTCTAAAATGTTTTGAACCTCTAATGCTTCTTTTTCATCACGTGGATAAAACATAAACTCAAAGGTGAATTGTCTAAAAGAAGGTGAAGAATAAAGAAGTTCTAGCATAGGGTTGTTCACACCACCGAGTGCTAAAAATGCGGCTGCTTTTGCTGAGTTTTGACCAATTACGGCACCAGTAGCTTCGATACCTTTTTGAATTGCAGCGGTGGCGGCAGGACCTTTAAGTCCTTTTTCAGCAGCAGCTTTTGGATCTAAACCATTCTTTAAATCTTCCAAAACGGATTTACCGGCTACTGCTATTTTTCCACCTATCTCATCACCTAATGCCGCTTCAGAATACGATTGTGCAAAAGTATACTGTAGTGTGTCAGGCATATAGAGGACAACCGTTTCATTTGTTTGTTCGGTCGTTTTAATTAATGATTCATTTTCAATGCTTCGTACACTATTAATGTATGAGTTTTGATCAACATCAACTGCGGCTTTTTGTTTTACTGGACCACCAAAATTAGTTGCAATGCTTTTACCAAACAAAGTTTTACCACTTGTAAAATTGTTTATGGCATTGTCAATTGCCCCATTGATTTTTGCAGCAAAAGAGGTGATTTGCACTACAGGAGTTGCTTGTGAGATTGCACCAATTCTATTGATGTCGTTTTGTTGAACACCCACACCCTTAAATTGTGAATTTTTTTGCTGAAAAACATTAATGATCATGTAGTGGGCTTTATCATAATTACCAATATCTAAAGGATAGCGGAAAGTATTTTTTGTACCAAACTCACTTTCAAATAAGGCTCGTAAAGGACCACTTCTATTATCTTCTTTTGCTATGGTAATGTCTGATAGACCGAAAAATGCCATGGGAGTTCCTATTCGTTGACTAGATAGTATTTATGTCAAATAAAGGGAGATTTAAACCGAAAAACCCGCAAAAGTACAAGGGTGATGCTAACAACATCATCTACAGGTCTACGTGGGAGATAAAGGTAATGAATTATTTAGATGAGAATCCGAACGTCATTTGGTGGGGTTCGGAAGAACTCCCCATACCCTATCTCAGTCCGGTTGACAAAAAGAAGCACCGTTACTTTCCAGACTTTATCGCCAAGATGCGTAAAGCAGACGGTACGGTTATGACTTATATCATAGAGGTTAAGCCTGAAAAACAAACTCAACCACCCACACAGAAACGCAAGACCAAGACGTATCTCCAAGAAGTAATTACATACGAAATTAACAAGGCCAAGTGGTATGCCGCTGAAGAGTTCTGCAAAGACCACGGTTGGCAGTTTCAGATTTTGACTGAAAAACACTTAGGCATCAGATAAATACAAGATGGCGAAACGACTCATTGATAGAATTAAGGAATCCCTTGCAAAATCAGGATATGCTCCACGTTCACGTGAGGCACGTGCTTGGCTAAAGTCCAAAGTTCCGTCACTCAGACCCACTAAAGGTGAGTTAATGCGTGATAGAGAACGATTAAAAAATCAGTCTATCATAGGTCGTATGTACTTTTATTATTATGATCCAAAGACGAAAGATTCGTTGCCATATTACGACAGGTTCCCATTGGTTATTCCAATAGAACGATACTCAGACGGCTTTTTAGGGTTGAATCTACATTACATTCACCCAAAGCGACGAATCATTCTTCTCGACAAGTTAAGCACGATCTTAACGGATCATCGATATGATGAGAGTACAAGGTTTAGAATCAGTTATGATTTTTTAAAACGAGCATCTAAAATTTATGAAGCCACGCCGTGTATCAAACGATACTTGTCTGGACATGTGCAATCTCGTTTTCTGGAAATAACAGCGGATGAGTGGG